TGGGTTTGGAAGATTTTGCCTTCGAGAAGGTCAATGATTTGAGCTTCGCCGTTGTTTTTGGCTTCTTCCATACCGTTAATGGTTACAGTTGCAGCGTACTGTTTCCAGTCGTACTCGGCAGCCGAAATGCCTGTCTGAGCAGTCGTAGAAATAGTATCGGTTCCGCTGTACGAGCCAGCGGTTGAGTTGGTTCCATAAATTACTGGAACAACGATCTTTGCGCCACCCGAAACTGTTCGCATGGTTTGACCATTTGTCAAAGCATAGAACAATGGGCGAGCACTAAAAATGTTGTCTACTAATTTTGGAACATAATTGTTGAGAGTCGTAGTTAGAATCTCATCAAAACTGGTGTTACCAGCCATGTTTTGCTCCTAAAAGGTTAAGTGCTTAATTGTTGTTTTGCTCGTTCAAACGCTTCTCGGATGCTAGATGGTGCTGTATCAGGCTGGGTTTGCTGGGTTCCCGCTTGGGTTGACCCTCCAGGCGTAATAACAGACGCATCACGCTTTTTTTGAGTGATTTCCTGCTCCTGCTGGAGTTTGTCAGCAGTAGCTTTAACTTCACCGAATCTCCAGTGAGCATAAGCTGCATCTAAATTGCTAATTCCGTTCTTCACAGCGTGGCGAAGAAGTTCCTTAGCATCGAATTCACCGTATTTCTCTTGAAGATTTGTAACCTCACGTTCAACGTTTTGCTGACGTTGTGCTTGTTCTTGCTGTTCAATCTTCTTTTCAAGTTCTCGTAGCTTTTGTTCAGTTGGATCAAGCTCTTCCCATTCCTCTAATTCTTGAGGACTGGAAAGATCAACACCAAATGATCGCTGTAAAGCTTGTAAAGTTCCTTCTGGATCTGATTCCAAAGCGGAAGCGATTGCCTCAGCTTGACGCAAACGGTCACGTTCAGCGGATAATTCCTGCGTTTTACGGGTATAATCCGCTTGACGCTGATATCCATCTCGAAGTTCTTCTAGGGTGACCTCTGATTCCTCACCGTCAATCTTGACAATATAGGTTTCAGAAGGTTCCTGTGGAACATCATCTAAAGCTTCTGGAGTGTCCTCATAAGTGGATTCCAGGTCTACTTCGTTTTCTTCGGGCACTAGCCCCTCCTAGGAGTCAGTAAAGTTGCTCCTACTAAGAGTAGCATACTGTCCCACTAAAGAGATGGAAGTTCCATTCCCATTTGATTTTGAAGTTGTAATAACAACTCGGGTGGAACACCACCAGTGGGGGCAAACGCCCCGTCCGCCCCCATATCAGGGGATACAGGCGGTACTGGCGGCATCCCACCTGGCACAGGGCCCTCAGAAGGAATTTGACCTTCTTCTGCGGCAACTTCTGGGCCAGGAGCCTGAACAAGGAATTTTTCGGGATCTTTGATACCGAAACCTTGTTCAAGCACATGAACAGCAAGCGCTTGCGGGTCAATAACTTCCCCGACAAGCGGAGCAACAGCATTCATCAAAGAAACTGCTTGTTGCTTTCGTATCGTATCGTTCATCGGCTGCGTAGAGCCAGCTTGAACCGAAAAATCGTATTCGCCAGCAATCATATCTCGGTCAAATTCAAAGAATATATCTTCGCCACCTCTGGCCGTAATCCTGGCTATGTGCTCTCCAGTCATAAACTGTTGCATTAGCTGGATAACGTGGCGAGCTACATCGGAAATAGATATCTCGACTATTGCTAGTTTATCTGCTGCTCTAGCATTCTGAGCATCTGCGATAATGCTAGCTTCTGTAGCTGTTCTCCGTATTTCGGGCATAGCGCCTCTGGCGTATTCCGAAATGCCTGAAACAGTATTTATATCTTCTTCAATAATGGTTGAATAGTTATATATTTCAGGGCTTAGGGGGATTTGAGGCATCGGTACAACAACCTCTTGGAGAGGTTTGTTTTCGTCCACCACGGGGACGAGCCTACCGTCCTCATCAGATTCAAGGGCTTCGCGACCTTCAGGTCCGAATGAGCGTTCGTGATAAAGATATTTGCGCGCATAACGCTTTCTATCGTTCATCAACTGGCTACGAGTTTTATCTAGTTCCAGTTGGAGGGATTCGATTGACTCTAAATCTCCAATCGGATAGAAATGATCAGGGACATCGTAGTTTCGTATCATTACGAAAGGCTGCCCATATGCATAAGGCATAGGGACAGGATCTACAAGAAATTCTTCTGCACCATCAGCGTATATGCCAACCGTGTTCTCCAGAATGTCGTAAAACTCCCAGATTACAACTTGATCGCCTACGAATTCACCTTTGCCATCATGGTATTCTGGGTATTCGGTATCCATTACCGAACTTGACAACCGTTTCCTAACAGATGGCTTATAGCGCTTGTCTTTCTGGGCTTCTTCTACAGGCCGAACAATTCGCTGTGCTATCCATTTGGCATCTGCCATGCACGTTGCCGCTGGATCCACAAAAACATCGAAAGGTGAAACTCTTTCAACAAATGGTTGATCCTCTACGATGGTCATGGCCGATTCAGGAATGCTAGCGATAATGTCGTTATCCGTTGGCAAATCTGCAGCCATCTCAGGATTTTGCATCGCAAATGTATCGGCTTCTAGCATTGCTGAGCCGATCATTTCTTCGCGCTGTTCGTCTGAAATCCCTTGTTCTTGTTCTACAAACTTCCAGCCAACTTTAAGCCAGCCATGCCCAATAACAAGAAAATCTTTAACAGCAGAGCGAAATGGTGTTCTGAAATCATGGTGCCGCCACATATAGTTGGCGACACCTTCAACCACAGCCGCCCGAGCAGAATCAGCAGGATCTGTAGCTTGCACAACTATCTTCGGATAGTTCACAGCTACAGAAGGAGCAATCACATTGACTGTAGAAAAAGCCAAGTTTACAGCGATGAGATCCTGTTTAGAGGAAGTCGTTGAAGGCCAATGTTTCCCTCTGTAGAGGTCTATTAGCCTTCGCCAAGTCTGCTCAAAGCTTTCTTGATCCCGCCAATTTTCGCATTTATCTACTTTCTCAATGTAATCAGAAAGTATTTCCTGACGAGATTTTTTGGGCATTAGAACTGAACTTTCTCTGGCATCTTCTCTATATTGCGGCCTTGAGATTTAGCTTCAGCAAAAACTTTAGCTTCTCGTTCGCGCTTGGTGAGCCCCTGTTCATCAGGGGGCAACGTGGACTGGAAGCCTTGTCCAGTCGATACTGTAATCGACTTTAGGCGAAGCCTACGTTCGTAGAGTTCCTTAAGTTCCGTAAGGGAGACATTGCCTCGCCGTTCCAGAACGTATTCAGTGAACTCTTCAAAGCTGGCCCCGTCTGGGAGGACAGCCATATTTTAACCAGCGTCTGAGCCGCGAAAGTTTGGTTGTTTAGCGACGTGCTCTACTTGGCCCGACGTACCATGTTGATTCTTTGGGGTTTCGCGTACTGCTGGTGTACCATAACCACCTGTTTGGTTCGCATATTTGGTTGCGTCCATACGTTGTTTCGGTGATTGAGGTCCGCCAGGAGTCCAGATTGGGTTAGCAGATACACTGCCGCCCCGCTCCATCTTAGCGTTTTTCCCTTTCGCCCCATCAACGGTTTCAGTACCGTTGGTGTGGGAAACAAATTTAGCCATTACAGCCCTTCCTGTGGAACATGCTCCTACTAGGTAGGTTAATGTGTCCCACGAATAGTATTCAAGCCTATTTGTAGCGGATCTTCCGTGTTATGACCAGGGATAAGTCTAGCAAACCAATCCACAGTCCAATAATCATTGACTTCAGGTGCATATTCAGGTTCATAAGCAAATTTACGCATCTGATTAGCTAACGCAAGAGCCATAACCCTATCATCATAAGGCGAACCTGACATTGAGCCCCTATCGTTTCGAACAAATGTTCTCAACTCTGCCAAAGTATGTTTATCTCGGATAATGATCTCCTCGTTCCGTAATGCGGAACTGAGATCATCAATCATTAAAGGTTTCGAAGTCCTTGTTGTTTTCCAACCATACTCTTGACTGATTCTGTTATTAACATTATTTAGTTGCCTGCGTCTAAAAAGATTAGGGTAACCCAAATGTCTTAACTCGGTAATTGTCGTTAATCCGTGGTTATTAGACTCTACGCAGCACAAAGCATTGCGGTACCACAAACCCAAAGCCATTACTTCTTCAGCTAAAAGATCTGGAGAAATATGTCCATGCCAAATAGCTGCTTGTTCTCCAGTACCCACCTCTAAGACCTGGATTACAGAGTAATCGCCATGTCCAAGACCTTCCGCAGTATCGACACCCATCACATACGCAGACATTGAGTCTGGTCTTTGCCAAACTTCAACACTCACGTCGTTGGCCTAAATTCTGCCGAACGACCATTAAGTCGCATATATCCCATTTCCCCGTGGATGACATGCTGTTGCATTGCATCTAGGATATCTAAGTCAAACACAGGATTACCAGATTTGACAAATGCTTCTTCTGCCGTAGTTGGATATTCCTGAGCCAACTGCCAAGGCAGCATTGACTCAACTTTCTCCTGATACCAAGAATCCCCCCTATCCTCAGTCGCAGACCAAGGATAAAACATGGGCTCAAACTTATTAGATGCAGTCGTAGCCCCAACCCACAACTGGTGGAAAAAATTTCCTGAACCGTTAGCCGTACTTAGGCCAATGATCCGCCCTCCCACGTCCGCCACGGGTTCAATACTCGCCCATGCCTCTTCAGGGTTGGGGAGAAAGGCCCATTCGTCAACGACAATAAGTGTGGCCGATTCACCACGGGCAGGATCCGACGCCGACGGCATCGATGTAATCTGCGATCCGTTATCGAAACCCATTCGCTGTTGGTGTTCCACCAGGGACTTAGGTCCACGTTCTACCATCCATTTCGGTAAGTGTTGGTATCCGTACTTACTTTTCCGAAGTAACAGTACGGATTCCCTCTCAGTTCGAGAGAGATCAATAATGTTCTGGTCTGGATGAAAAAAAGCCAGCCAGAACTGGTGAGCCGCAACAAGCGTGCTCCACCCAATCTGTCGCGCTTTTAACGTAAGCGAATATCTATTTGCTGCCCAGTG